GAACAATTATTTAGATTATATGCTTTATTTCAAAATGCAGTATTTGATGGCGAAATAAATTATCCTGATAGTTTCAATATAAGAGATTACGCAACTGATTTAATGTTCTATCAACAAGCTAAAGCAATCAATGTTCAATCTCCAACCTTATCAAAAGAAATTGATAAAGAGATTGCAAGAGCAGTAGTAGATGATGATGAGAAGTTAAATCTAATCTTTGATGAGATAGATATTAAAACAGAAGTTGGAGAATTTACTCAAGACGAAGTTACTGAAGTCGATCAAGAAGTAGCTAGAGAGCAAATATAGATGAATGGCAGATATAGTCAAAGACGCAACTAAATATCGAATCAAGCAAATAGAAATTGCTGAAGCTAAATATTACGAAACATTAATTAAAACTTTAGATAAAATAGAACGAGAAGTTATAGCTACTGCAAGTAGATTACCTTTAACTGATGGAAAACTAATAGAACTACAATCAGCTATTGCGATTAGACCACAAATAAAAGCTATCCTTGAAAGAGAATATTTAGCATGGTCAGATACAGTTGTTAGAGAGGGTTTTAATAAACAAGCTAAACGAATTGAGAAAGCATTTAAAAGAATTGGTAATATTCCTGTAGAGTTTCAAGAATTAACAAAAGGCGATTTAGCATTAATCCAAAATCTAAAGCAACAATACTTTACGCAATTCAAAGATGTATCAAATACATTTACTAGAAAATTAGCAGATAAGGTTTATCAAAATACATTAATTGGAAGTGAGTTTGCTGTACTTGAAAAAGAACTTAGACAAACAATCAATGGTATTTATGCTAGTTCAGATGACCCAGAAGTTCAAAGATTAATAAATTACATTAAAGAAAATGAAACCTCTGATAACCCTACTATACAAGCTAAAGTTGATAAGTCAGTTCAAACATTACAATCTAAATTTGCTACAGATCGTGCCGGAGAGAATATGAAAAGATATGCTGGTCAAATATTAAACGACTCATTAAGAGATTTTGACGCAACATTAAACTTTAACAAGTCTCAAGATGCTGGACTAACTTATGTTAAATATTATGGAGATGTAATACCTACAACAAGAGAGATTTGCAGAAATGTAATAAATGGAGTATATGATAAACGTAGTGGTGGACTTTTTACTATTGATGAAGTTCGAGAATTATGGGCAAGTCGAAGTTGGTCAGGTAAAAAATCAGGCGACCCTCTTATAGTTCGTGGGGGTTATAATTGCCGACACCAATGGTCTTATGTCAATCCTGATTGGTATGACGAAGATGGAGAACTAATAATATAAATAACAAGGAGTCTACATGACGCAAGAAACAGAGGCAGTTCAGCCGAATAATGAACAAGCAGAATCTACAACTGCTGAAATTAACGAAACAGTAGAAACAAAAACAGCACAAGAAATTAAAGAAATGAAATTTACTCAAGAGCAACTTGATAAAGTTATTTCATCTAGACTTGAAGCTGAAAGAAGAAAATACGAAAAGAAACTGCAAGAAGAAGAAAAACAACGTGCAGAAATAATTAAGCAAAAACAATTAGAAGAAGCTAAGACAAAGCAAGATTTAGAAAAAATCATGCAAGAAAGATTGAAAGAAAAAGAAGAAGAACTTTCAAGATATAAGAATCAAATCAAAAAAGAAAAAGTTGATAATTCAATACTTTCTGTTGCATCAAGCAACAATGCTATTAGCCCAGCACAAGTGGTTGCTTTATTAAAAGATGAAGTAAAATACACAGATGATGGTCGTATAGAAGTAGTTGATAATAATTCTAATGTACGATATAACGCAAAAGGAGAACTCTTAACAATAGAAGATCGTGTTAAGGAATTCTTAGATAGCAACCCACACTTCCGAAAAGGGTCTTTGTCTGGTTCAGGTAGCCAGAGTGCTGTCGGTGGTAAAACTGTTAAACCCTTTAATCTACAGGACTTGGACTTAACAAAACCAGAAGATCGTAAAGCCTATGCAGAATATAGGAAGAAACGAGACTCAGGTGCTGTTGAGATTAATTTAACAAAATAATTAAAGGACTAATAAAATGGCAAACGAAAGCACAAGTTCTACACTATCGGAACTATACACAGAGATAGTAGCAGAGGCTCAATTCGTAGCATCTGAAAAATCCATCATGAGAAACTTAGTTAAAAACTATGCTATTACTGGTGGTGGTAAAGCAGTTGAAGTTCCTGTTTATGCTCAAGTATCAGCATCAGCAGTAGCAGAAGCAACTGACTTATCTAATACTCAAATCGACCCAAGTTCAGTAACTATTACTGCATCTGAGGTTGGTGTTATGACTACTCTAACTGATTTAGCAAGAAATTCAGCACCAAGAAATGTTGCTGGAGACATTGGTAGATTATTTGGGGAAGCATTAGCTAGAAAACAAGACGCAGATTTAACTGCATTGTTTGATGGCTTCTCAACTGCATTAGGAGATGGTACAGGTGCAATCAGTACTGCTGTTATCTTCAACGCATTATCAACTTTAAGAGCAAACTCTTTAGATGCTGATATGTGTAATGTAGTGTTACACCCTAAAATCGCTTACGATTTAAAAGCTAACATGACTAACACTTTTGCTAACGCAAATGCAAACGATTTATCTAACGAAGCACTAAGATCAGGTTTCGTAGGTAGATTAGCTGGTATGAATGTATTTGAATCTTCAAATATTGCTAATACTGGTACTGCTGGAGATTACAAAGGTGGTGCGTTCCATAGAGATGCTTTAGCAATCGCTATGATGCAAGATGTTAAAATCGAAACTCAAAGAGATGCGAGTTTAAGAGCAGACGAGATTGTAGCTACTTCTGTATATGGAGTTGGAGAAATCCACGACACTTATGGTGTAGAATTACACTACGATTCATCAATTCAATAATAATTGAATACTTTGTGAGGGCTAGAAATAGCCCTCGCAACTAAATAAGGAGATTACATGATAAAAATTATAGAGAACAAAGAAACAATCAAATTACAACGTGGAAACAAGATTATTGAGAGATCAGTAAAAGATTATAAAACTAATAAAGCAGTTTATGATTTTAGAGGTTTTAAACCTATTCAAGATGTTGTAAAAGAAGTTAAAGAAGAAAAGGTTGTAGAAATAAAACCTAAAGCAAAACGAACAAGGAAGAAAAAAGATGAACAAGTGGATTTGGCTCAAGACTAAGAAAAAAGTTAAATGGATTTGGGTAAAAGCTAAAACTAACCCTATGTATTCGATTCCTTTAGCTTGTTTAATAGTTTATTTAATTTGGAAGTAAGTTATGGCTAATTATACTGGTGCTGATGTTATTACTGCAAGTGATGTAACTAAATATCAACCTGATGCTTTTCAGTTTGGTATTGCATCAACTGACACAGAAGCAGTTAATTTCTTTGCACAAACTACAAACGATATTTTTAGACAATTAAGAATTGAGTGGTGGCCAGTTTATAAACAGAATGTATTTACTGATATTACAGTTTTAAATACAGCAGAAATGGTTAATACAAAAGTTAATCTAGATCAATTTGAACGTGCTGGTGTTTATCTATTTCTTGGAAGATTCTTACTTCCAGCTTTAACTAAATTTAGACCAGAAACAGAAAAAGATAGATTCGAAAGAATGGCAGAATATTACATGAGCCAATATAATATCGAATGGAGAATGATATTAGAAGATGGTGTTGAATACGATACAGATGCTAACCAAACTATTTCTGTTAATGAGAGAGAACCTTTACATGGATTTAGAAGATTGGTCAGATAATGGCTTTAGAATTAAAGATTAAAACTAATGCTGATCTTATTCAAAAAAGATACAAAAGAATACAATCAAAATTTAAAAGCATAATTCAAAAAGGAATACTACAAGCTGGATTCCAATTATTAGATATTATTAGAACTAAAACACAAAAAGGAATTGATTTTAAAGATATGCCTTTTGTTCCATATTCACAAGGTTATTTAAAAAAATTACAAAGAGAGGGTAAATCAACAAAAGTAGATTTATTTTATTCAGGTAGAATGTTAGGTGCATTAACACCATCTAGTAGAACTTTAAGAAAAACAGGAGAAAACAAAATAAGTGTTAATTTTAGTAATTCACAAATGTTACAAAGGGCATTATTTAATCAGGTATTATCAAAAAATAAAAGAGAATTTTTTGGTTTTAATGATAAAACTGCTAATATAATAAGAAAACAATTTAATAGATTTGTAGAAAAAGAATTTAGAAAGATGAGAACATGAGTGTAAGAGAAAATATAGCATCTGATTTATTATCAACTATTTCTGGTATATCTAGCCCAGCAATTAAAAAAGCTACTAGACAACCTTTTATATTAGATGAATTATCTGAACAACAATATCCAGCAGTAATAATTCAAACTTCAGAAGAAGTTAGAGATGATGCTGAACTAGGTTCTGGTGCAAGAACAAGACATGGTACGATTGATTTTGTAATTTTAGGATTTGTAAAAGGTGCAGAAGCTAATATTGATACTAAAAGAAATGAACTTATAACAGCTATTGAAACTGAAATAGAATCTGA